ATAAATGGGAAAGAAGTTAATTCATTCAATCTCTCTTGAAGGTTCGGTATATTCTCGTATATACTAACGCATCCTTCTTCCACTAGAGGAGCTACTGAGTTAGCTCTTAGTACTTTATCTTTAGACGGTACGAGTTCCTTTATTTGTATATCTATTGTGGACCTCAAGGTCTGAATAAGAGGGACTCCACTGGCCCTCCCTTCTATATATACGCATCTTATCTTCCATTGCTTCACGACTTTAGGGATGAGTTTCTGTAGATCAGGAAACTCCATCCTCTCCATGACTACGTGTAAGAGTCTTAATTGCTTATGTTTATCTAGACCCCAGACACAGATAGCAGTGAAATCATTCATGCTATCGGCCTTATAGGCCGTATCGATTGTGGCGTAGATATATGAATACTTTACTTGCTTTTCGTAGGTCTCTAGCCAATGCTCTTTAAATATGGCACCGGCGTCACCGGCAGGTTGACCCTGGTACAGTGAGTTAAAGTCTCTCTCGCCGATTGACTTCTTGATTGCTTGGAGGTTCTCTATAGGGAAAAATTCTGGCCAATGCGACTCGCCTAGACTTCTACCTAATGCGTCATTCTCCTCATCTACGCAAATAGCGGGTACATTAAGTTCTTTCCAGTTGTCTCTATCAGCGGCTAATAGCCTTCCAATCACATCATCACAATGGAACCTAGTTCCCATGGAAATGATGGCGTGATTAGGTAGACCACGAGTCAGGAACTGAGCCTGGACCCAGCTAAACGTGCTTTCCATCACAGTGAGGGAGTTACCATCTGCTAGAAGGTCGTCTAGGATACCTATACCGGGCAAGTCTTGATCGTCAATGACCCCATAGCCAAATCCAGTAACACTAGATCCAGCAGATGCAATCTTGATCAACCCGCCGTTCTCTGTTCTAAGAGCGGTGAGGTTGCATTTCTCTTTATTGATCTCGCATTCTGGAAATATCCAAGAGAACTTCTCAGAGGTAATATAATCCATCACCGCCCTAGAGTTTTCAGTAGAAAGACCAAGGGCATATGAGCTCATGATAAACTGAGCAGTAGGACTCCTACCCATCTGCCACGCCGGAAAGATCCGGCTAATAAGCATAGACTTACCGGTCCTTGGAGGTAGAGATATAGCGCTTCGTTTATAAGTCTCGTCGCCATCCCCAATGCTTTGGAGATAAGAACAGATTAGCTCATGAACGGGATATGATTTGAATTGAAGGTCTGTAATGACTTTAGCAAAAGTAACAAAGTCTGTTCTGCACTTTAATCTTAAAAGCTCTTCTTTGTCAGTGGCTGACAGGGAAGAACCCTTCTTTTGCATATCAACTACAATCTCCCTCTCTTTCTTTAGCTCTTTTTTGTTCATTAGTTACCTGTTCAAGTAGTGTAGTAAAGTCTCCAGATTCTAACTGATTTTTTGTTAGCGAGTTAAAACCAGGGGTTGTAGAAAAACCAAATCCAATATCTGCATAGTTATAATTCAAGGTATCTTCTTGAGGTTGGCTCGTACTCATCTTAGCAGATAAAGAATCTTTTAAGACTTTAGACTCTGTGTTCATTGTTTTTAGATCTTGGAACGGAGCAGCTAATTCAGGATCTAATGTTGCTAACATACTTAATCCCTCTAGTATGTTCTTAATGAGATTAATAAGAGATCTTACTTTAGACTTTTTAAAATAAGCCGGGATAGTCCCAGGATTAGCAAATGTTGCTACAAGCGCCGGAGTAGGTGCAACATTGGCCGACCCTCCTTTCTTGACAGAGTTTAATTGACAGACCATCTTATATAGGTCTCTTATAGCTTGTGACTGTTCTATATCATCAACGCTCATCTTGCCGAGCAATCCGCCGTCTTTATCCGCAATTAAGTTATTCATGAAGTCACTGCTACCCAATAGATTTAGTCTTTGAATTAGCTCCATGATACTCATGTTGTTGTCGGCCATTTTAAACGTTTTCTCTATGGCTTCAAAAGTGTATTGCATTTCTAGCTTTAAATCATCATCCTCGGCCCCGCCTTTGATTGCTTGCTCAAAGCTACTAGCCATATCACCCACTCTAGGGATAGATTTAATTACGCTTGTAAAATCAAATATGTTAGAAGGTATTAAGTCTTTACCGATACCCGTGAAGCTAAGACCTTGTGACTTCGCGAGGCAAGTATTATTGTTATTTAGTATGTTGCTACCATAGACGTTAGAGTTCTTAATTGTTAAGTTACCGGCCGGATCTAATAATCTGTTTCCATCGCTATCTATACCATGGTCAACCTTTCTACATACTACTTCACACGGACAACTAGGCCCTCCGCCACCGCCAAATAATCCGCCTAAAGCGCCAAAAGCTCCGCCTCCTCCCAATATAGCCGATAGCGGATTACTACCACCTAACAAAGCAGTAACGGCGGGAATAGCCAAGCCCGCTCCAGGAAACGCTAGGTTTAATGGATTTGCTAATCCCGCTGCTCCTAACAAGGATGATGCGCTAAGTGGAAGGCCTCCGCTTAAGAAGTTTAATGAGTCGAAACCAGCAAAATCTTGGAACACACTCGCTACATTTCCGAAATCACCACCGAGTAATTGTCCAGTTAGAGCACCAACATTTACGCCTCCAAAATCAAGGCCTTGGGCTAGACTTGTTACGGAATTAACTAACCCTCCATTCGCTCCTCCTTCTAGTATAGAAGCCAGAGCGCCAGGAGCATTACCTAAATCTAGTCCTCCCAATGATTGCGTAAATATATCTCCTGCAACACCAGTAACGGAGTCTAGACCATATTGAACTGCAGCATCTAAAGCTCCGCCCCCGCCGCCGGCAAGTAATGATACGAACTGACCTACGTCTGAATCAGACATTCCGGAGAGGCCGTTTACTATAGATTCAGATCCCACGGCAGATAGAATGGCAGAAGGATCTACAGAACCGGATTTAAGAATCTCAGCAGCATTTTTTCCTAAGGAATTAATTAAATTTCCGGAATTAGAAATATCTCCTAGAGCCGCTGTAAATTGTGGAATACTTATGCCTTGCTCGCTGAGTATTTTGTTTCCTGTAGCGATAGCTAAATCTACTCCGTCATTACCACTAAGTAGAGATTTAATCTCATCTGCGTATCCTGAGCCGAGTCCTGCGGCTGCTAATCCTGCAAAATTTAAAGCTGAAGAAGTAAGCTGAGAAGAAGAAAGAGGATTAGAAACTGCTGAGGCAAACTGAGCAGGTTGTGTAGATAAAGCAGCGTTATCGCTTACTGACGCAAGGAACTCCGTCTTAGATATCGGCTTTGGTTTATCAGCAAATTTAATAGTAGTTCTTGTTCCGTATTTCACCCACTTCATGTCGCCGTCAAAACGAACACAGATCCCAAGCTCAGAGTTATTACCGTCATCTATCACTGCCTGTTGCCCATGTATCTTTTCAGTACATTTAGGTAATGTAGTCTTAAAATATGTTGGTATTGCAGATATAGGAGCCCAAGTCCATTCTTTGTTCTCATCTTTACGACAGACTAGCATAGTCTGCCTAAAGTCTCTGTCTTCAGAGAAACTAATCATCTCTCCCTCTAGTTCTTCAGAACATTTAGGTAAAGGCTTTGGTTTTCCTACTACATTAGATTTTTCTAATTCTCCTGGATCCGTAGATTTCTCTATTACGAGTCCTCTAGTTAAATTCTTCCACTCCCAGACGTCTTTATCTGGATCTGTTTGACGATTATTTCTTCTTACACAGACTTTAAGGTCTTGAGACATGTTGTCTGCAAATAGATACACCCTACCTTCATTATCTTTATTACACTTTGCTCCTGGATCGTTTGAATTTGCTATATCTGCTTCGTCTAATTTAGGTACTACAATGGGCGCAGAAGTTATGCCATATTCAGAGTTAACGTCATTATATAATCCTAGAACAACAGTGTCATCTGCGTTACCAGATACCGTGCCTACAAGACATTTTGAGCCTAGAAATTGAGAGGATATCTTTCCCTTTCCGCTATTAAGAACTGGAAGCCAATCAGACTTAGCATCAGTGCTATTTTCATCAAATAAAACTCGAACTCTTGATAGATTTTCTGGATCATCGACACTATCTATCTTAGCGGGCTGGATGAAAAACTCGATATCCAGTCCACCGATTCTCTTATATAATCTTCCGGTGTCCCTTTGAGCCGAAAGAATAGCAGAAATAAAACCAGAAGACATATATTATACGTGATTAATGATTTGAACTCCAAGGTATCCGGTGTTTACTGCATTATTATTAGCTTGATTTTTCACTGTTATATCTACGTATCCTGTTGCTCTTGAAATTGTAATATAACTTGATACGTTGCTACTATGATCCATACCATGGGCCATGCCATAGTAGTCAGTGCTAGATGAATACGCGCTAGCAAATGTTAATCTATACTCTCCTGAAGATTGCTGAGCTACTGTCAAACCAGAAGAACCTTTGAATGTTGGAGTAGATCCTAACGTAATCTCTCCCTTCT